AACTCCTATGATGGGGAGAAATTACAACTCCTCGCCCACGACGAATCAGGCAAATGGGAGAGGCCCGACAACATCCTCAATAACTGGAGGGTTACGAAAACGACGTTAAGATTAGGAAGAAGAATTATTGGAAAGTGTATGATGGGATCAACATCCAATGCGCTTGATAAAGGTGGTGACAATTTTAAAAAATTATACAATGACTCAGACGTCACAAAAAGAAATCGCAATGGACAAACTAGTACGGGATTATATAGTTTGTTCATACCTATGGAATGGAATTACGAAGGATACATTGATTCTTATGGATACCCTGTCTTTAATACGCCGGAAGAACCGACGCTCGGAAATGATGAAGAATTTATTGACACCGGGGTTATAGAGTTTTGGGAAAATGAAGTAGAAGGATTAAAGCATGACTCTGATGGTTTAAATGAATATTATAGACAATTCCCAAGAACAGAAGAACACGCTTTTAGAGATGAGGCTAGCAATAGTATATTTAATTTAACAAAAATATATGAGCAAATAGATTGGAACGAAGATCTTCTTAGAAAAGGAATAATAACAAAAGGTTCTTTTGTTTGGGAAAATGGAATAAAAGATACAAGGGTTATTTTCCATCCATCTCAAAACGGTAGGTTTTTAATTGCTTGGACGCCTGAATCAGATTTACAAAATAATATTATAGTAAAAAATGGTATAAGGTATCCAGGAAATGAACACATGGGTGCTTTTGGATGTGATTCATATGATATATCAGGAACCACCGATGGTATTGGCTCAAAAGGAGCTTTACACGGATTAACAAAATTTTCTATGGAAAATGTACCACCAAATACATTTTTTTTAGAATACATAGCTAGACCGCAAACAGCAGAAATATTTTTTGAAGATGTATTAATGGCTTTAGCTTATTATGCAATGCCAATTTTAGCTGAAAACAATAAACCTAGATTATTATATTATTTAAAAAGAAGAGGGTATAGAGGTTTTTCAATGAATCGCCCTGATAAATTAAGTAATAAATTATCTGTTACAGAAAAAGAAATTGGTGGAATACCAAATACATCAGAAGATGTTAAACAGGCTCATGCAGCGGCTATTGAAACTTATATAGAAAAGCACGTTGGTTTACAAGACGATGGTGCTGGAAATATATATTTTAATAAAACGCTTAATGATTGGGCTAGATTTGATATAAATAAAAGAACAAAATATGATGCTACAATTAGTTCTGGATTAGCTATAATGGCTTGTAATAGACATTTATATCACCCTAGACCAAAATATGAGAAACCTAAATTAGATATTAAAATTTCAAAATTTAACAATAAAGGAGTGCATTCGCAAATAATTAGATAGCATGGCAGAAACAATACTAAAAAGTTCTTTTCCTAGTCAAATAGCTAGTGACCAAGAAAAAGCGAGTCAAGAATATGGTTTGAAAGTAGCTCGTGCTATTGAGCATGAGTGGTTCAAAAGAGATTCCGGGTCAACTAGATTTTATTCTAATAGGGATGAATATCATAGATTAAGATTATACGCAAGAGGCGAACAATCTGTAAAAAAATATAAAGACGAATTATCTATAAATGGAGATTTATCTTATTTAAATTTAGACTGGAAACCCGTTCCTATTATACCTAAATTTGTTGACATAGTAGTTAATGGTATGTCAGATAGGCTTTATGATATTAAAGCTTTTTCACAAGATCCTTCATCGGTAGCAGAAAGAACTCAATATGTAGAATCTTTGTTAAGAGATATGTCAATAAAAGATACTGCTGTAGAAATACAAAATGCTTTAGGAGTTAATACACTAACTAATGCTCCTGAGGATATTCCAGATACTCCAGAAGATCTTGCACTTCATATGCAATTAGATTATAAACAATCTGTAGAAATAGCTGAGGAGCAGGCTATTAATTATATTTTTGAAGATAATAATTTTGATTTAACTCAAAGGAGAATAAATTATGATCTTACTGTTTTAGGTATTGGGTGTGTAAAAAATACTTTTACTACAACACAGGGAATTAAAATAGAATATTGTGATCCAGCAAATATGGTTTATTCTTATACAGATTCTCCTTATTTTGATGATATTTATTATGTTGGAGAAGTTAAAAGTGTTAATATAAATGATTTAATGCAAGAATTTCCTTATATGACAAAAGATGAATTAAAGGAAATTTCACAACAAGGTGTACAAACTTCTGCTTCACATAATAGATATATAAATGAAGACGCTGTATTAGATGCTAATACTATTCAAGTATTATATTTTAATTATAAAACTTTTAATAACGAAGTTTATAAAATTAAAACAACCGCATCTGGCGGTGAAAAAGCTATTGAAAAAAGTGATCAATTCAATCCTGAAGAAAGTGAATTATTTATTAAAGAAGGAAGATCTTTAGAAACAGTATATGATGGTGTTTATATTTTAGGTAAAAATAAATTACTAAAATGGGTTAAATCAAAAAATATGATTAGGCCTAAAGCAGATGGAACTAAAGCTTGGTTAAATTATAATATTGTTTCTCCTAGAATTTATAAGGGTAAAATTGAATCATTAGTTAGTAGAATAACTAGTTTTGCTGATATGATTCAATTAACACATTTAAAATTACAACAAGTACTTGCAAGAATGATTCCAGATGGAGTTTATTTAGATGCAGATGGTTTAGCGGAAATTGATTTAGGTAATGGAACAAATTATAATCCACAAGAGGCATTAAATATGTTTTTCCAAACAGGTTCTGTAATTGGTAGGAGCATGACACAAGATGGGGATTTAAATCATGGAAAAGTTCCTATTCAAGAATTAACCTCCAATGGCGGTAATAACAAAATATCATCTTTAATAAATACATATAATTATTATTTGCAAATGATTAGGGATGTTACTGGATTAAATGAAGCAAGAGATGCTAGTACTCCTGATAAAAATGCATTGGTTGGGGTACAAAAATTAGCGGCGGCTAATTCAAATACAGCTACAAGGCATGTACTACAATCTAGCTTATATTTAACAGCTAAAACAGCAGAAGCAGTAAGTTTACGAATTTCAGACGTTCTTGAGTTTGCACCAACAAGGGACGCTTTTGTTGCTTCTTTAGGTAGATTTAATGTAGGAACTTTAGGGGAGGCCTCTAAATTACACTTACATGATTTTGGAATATTTATTGAATTGGCCCCTGACGAGGAAGAAAAACAATTATTAGAAAATAATATTCAACAAGCTTTAGCAAAAGATCAAATATATTTAGAAGATGCTATTGATATTAGAGAAGTTAAAAATTTAAAACTAGCAAATCAACTTCTAAAATTAAGAAGGAAAAATAAAGAAGCAGCAGATATGCAAAAGCAACAAGCTAATATACAAGCACAAGCTAATGCAAATTCTCAAAATACACAAGTTGCTGCAAAAATGGAGGTGGAGAAAAACGCCGCTATTACTAATCAAAAATCTGAACTATTAAAAATAGAGAGTCAGTTAGAATTGCAAAAATTACAAAAAGAAAAAGAATTAAAGAAAGAATTAATGCAATTTGAATTTCAATTAAATCAAATGACTTTAGAAAAAGAAAATAGTATTCTTGATAAGAAAGAAAAATATAAAGAAGATAGAAAAGACGAGAGGACTAGAATACAAGCAAGCCAACAATCAGAACTTATAGAACAAAGGAAAGATAAAAAAGGCGCGCAACAATTTGAATCTGCTGGAAATGATACAATGGGCAGCGGATTTAATATGGAGGCTTTTGAGCCAAAATAACATTTTTATTAATTTTATAATATTTTATTATGTCAGAAGAAAAAGAAGTGGTTGAGGAAGTTAAAGAACAAGACTCAACTAAAAAGGAGGATACACTAGATAATAAAAGTGATACTCCTAAAGAAGAAGCTGCTAAGACAGAAACTTCTAAAGAAAAAGAAGATCAACCTACTCCTAAAACTATGAAAAAACTTGCTGGAGAGGATGATGATAACGTTATTAAAGTAGATTTATCACAAATAAATAAAGACCAAGATGCCGTACAAGAAGAAACACAACAAGAAGACAAAAAAGAAGAGCCCTCAGATAAAGAAGAGCAAAAAGAGGAGCCGGTATTAGAAAAGGTTGAAGAGACAGAAGAGGAAAAAGTAGATGAAAATGCAGAAAGTGAAAAAGATACTGAAAAAGAAGCTGAAGAAAAGCTTAAAGAAGAAACAGAAAGCGTAAATAATAATCAAGAGGAACTGCCTGAAAACATTACTAAATTAGTAGATTTCATGAAAGAAACTGGCGGAACTCTTGAAGATTACGTTAAATTAAACAAAAATTATGAGGATTTGGAGGATATAGATCTTTTAAAAGAACACTATAAACAAACAAAACCTCATTTAAACGATACTGAAATTAATTTTTTAATTGAAGATTCATTTTCCTATAATGAAGAAGAAGAAGATGATAAAAATATTCAAAGAAAAAAATTAAGAATGAAGGAGGCGATTGCAGAGGCTAAATCAAATCTTACTAGTTTGAAGAGTAGATATTACGACGAGGTTAAGTTAAGCTCTAAGTTAACTCCTAAACAAAAAGAGGCGGTTGAGTTCTTCAATAAATATAACCAAGAACAAGAATCAACACAAAAAATAGCTCAAAAAAGAAGATCTATATTTGAAAATAAAACAAATAATTTGTTTTCTGAAAATTTCAAAGGTTTTGAATATAAAGTAGGAGAAAACAAATATAGATTTAATATAAAAGATAAGAATAATGTAAAAGATAAACAGTCAGATATAAATAATCTTGTAAATAAATTTGTTGATAAAGATGATAATATATCAGACGCGGCTGGTTACCATAAAGCATTATTTACAGCTATGAATGCAGACGCTATTGCTAATCATTTTTATGAGCAAGGTCGGGCTGATGCTATTAAAGATAGTATGGCTAAATCTAAAAACGTAGATATGAATCCACGTGGTACTCATGAGGCGGTTACAACAGATTCTGGATTTAAAGTTCGAGCTGTTAGTGGAGATGATAGTTCTAAATTGAGAATAAAACTTAGAAACTAACAAAAATAAAAATTAAAAACAAATGGGATTATTTGCAACGGGTGGATCGTATCCAGCAGGATTAACTCCATCCCCAACAAAAACGCTTTTTGCGGGTAACTACCTTACATTTGATGCTGCATCAGGTGGAGGTACATTCGCGCAACAATTCCTACCTGACGTTTATGAAAAAGAAGTAGAAAGATATGGAAACAGATCTGTAGCTTCTTTTCTAAGAATGGTAGGAGCTGAAATTCCTTCTGCTTCAGATCAAATTATTTGGTCAGAACAAGGAAGATTACACATCGCATACAGCGGTGCAAGTGCTAATACATCAACTGGTGTTATTACACAAAATGGACATGCTATTAGAGTAGGGCAAACTGTTGCTGTTATTGAAGCAGGTAACCATCCTAATGATGGTGTTACTTGGACTGCTGATAAAGTAGTTAAAGGTGTTGTTTCTGCAGTAGCTGCTAACACATTTACTGTATTGGCATACGGAGGCGCTACACTTACAGCTGCAGGACTTACTTCAGGTTCTTCTGTAACTGTAAAAGTATTTGTCTACGGTTCTGAATTTGCTAAAGGATCTGCTGGAATGGCTGGCTCAATTGATGCTGGTTTTCAGAAGTTCAGTAATTCACCAATTATCATAAAAGATAAGTACAATATTTCTGGTTCTGATACTGCTCAAATTGGGTGGGTTGAAGTTACTAGTGAGAATGGTGCTTCTGGTTATCTCTGGTATCTAAAATCTGAGCATGAAACAAGGCTTCGTTTTGAAGATTATCTTGAAATGGGATTGGTAGAAGGTGAACTTGCTGCTGGTAGTTCAGGCGCAGAAGGAGGTTCTTACAAAGGTACTGAAGGTCTTTTTGCTGCAATTTCTTCAAGAGGTAACGTTTATCAAAACTTTAACTCTGGAGAAAACGCATTAGATAACTCTGATGGGGCTGCAAGAAGTGCACTAGGTGATTTTGATGAGATTCTTAAAAACTTAGATAAGCAAGGTGCTATTGAAGAAAATATGATGTTCTTGAATCGTGCTACTGCTTTAGCTATTGACGACATGCTAGCTGCTCAAAATTCTTACGGTGCTGGTGGTACTTCTTATGGGGTATTCCAAAACAGTGAGGATATGGCACTAACGCTAGGTTTCAGTGGTTTTAGAAGAGGTTCTTATGACTTTTATAAAACTGATTGGAAATACTTAAATGATGCTACAACAAGAGGACTTGGTGGAAACATTGATGGTGTACTTGTACCTGCTGGTACTTCAACAGTATATGATCAACAACTTGGTAAAAATATCAAGCGACCATTCCTTCACGTAAGGTATAGAGCTTCAGAAGCTGATGATAGAAAAATGAAATCTTGGATCACAGGATCTGTAGGTGGAGTTTATACATCTGATGTTGATGAAATGAATGTACACTTCTTATCTGAAAGATGTTTGTGTGTTCAAGGAGCTAATAACTTCGTATTATTTAAGACTGCTGCACAGGTAGCTTAATATTATTTGTAAAGATGGGGCACTCTAATTGGGTGCTCCTCCCTTTACTTTTTGTTAAATTATATTATATTATATCATGAAGAAAAAACAAAGTATTGAAACCGCTGATGAACAAATTGATGTTAAATCAGCACCAAAGGAAATTAAAAAAAGTGGTTGGGAATTAAAGAATAGAACTTATATGCTAAAAGGAAATAAAACGCCTTTAACATTTACATTAGCATCTAAACATCATTCTAGAACTCCTTTAATGTGGTTTGATGAGGAACAAGGTATATCAAGGGAACTTAGATATGCAATTAATCAAAACTCACCTTTTGTAGATGAACAAAAAGGATTATCAACATTAAGTCATATAGTATTTAGAGATGGCATGCTATTTGTTCCAAAAGTAAATCAAGGATTACAAAAACTTTTATCTTTATATCATCCTCAAAGAAATCAAACAT